GAGTGAACGACTGCGGGAGAGATTGGAGAAGCTGGATTCAAAACCCAGCATGTTGTTCTGTGGGCAGTGCGAAACGCACAAGCCCAACCGTATGCCGTACTGGAAACCAGGCAGATCAAAGTGCCGTGCATGCGAAAGGATTCGATGAGTTATCCACACACGGGCAACCGCCTCTGTAGAAACTGCAGGCACTACAAGACTGCGGGGCAATTCCGCATTCCCTCTTCCTATATCTGGGGAATGTGTGGAGTGACTGGGGCAGATGAAGCTCCTCTGCACAGTTGTGGATTTTGGGAATGGGACGAGAAGATGGAGAAGAAAGATGAGTGAGAGGCAATGCCCTGTTTGTACGGGGTTCTTTGAAGCAAAACGGATAGATCACCAATATTGTTCAAGACGATGCAAGAACCAAAAACAATATAAGGCGAAAGTAAAACCACCAATCAACTGTTCGGTCTGTGCCAAAGAATTCATTCCTCGCAACGTTAAGACCATGACCTGCTCTCCAGAATGTAGATACCTCCATGAGAAGCGGAGAGAGGTGGAAAGAGGCAGACTTGCCCGTATGCCCTTTTCCCTGCCAGAAAAGAAGTGTGCTGTGTGTAACGACTTTTTTAAACCGAGAACCTCTGCACAAAAGTATTGCTGTGCCAGTTGTAACCAGGATGTGGCAAGAAAAAGGTCTAGGGAAAATACTCAGAAAGCACCGATTCGACCAAAAACCTGTCTGCACTGCAAAGGGGAGTTCAAACCGAAAACTAGAAAGTCGATGGCAAAGTTCTGCAGTCATGCTTGCCGAGGGGCGTATCAGGTTGCCAAACGGCAGGAGAAGATTGGTGAACTTGAGAAGGAACAGAAGAACCAGGTTGAGCTGCAGAAGAAATGGGACGACAGCTCAATCCAGGTCCGAGATTGTCCTGCAGATACAGCATATGCCAAGGAGATCTGGGCCTATCTGAAGAAGGGGAAGACGATCACTAAATATCTGAACCCGATCTGGGCAGTTGGATCGACGATTAATGAGGAGGAAGAGGAACTGATCGAATTAGAAATTTAACGGTGCTGGGTAAAGTGGTGAGCGGAGTCCTCCCTAAACAAATTCCGCTGCATTCATGTACCACCTAATCAATACGGGGTTTTTCTCGTTTTCTCCCCCTACGATCTCAGCACCTCCGACTGATCTGCATCAGGCCCATCCTGTGGGTCTGGTAGAGACCAGTCAAAAGACTGCAAATCGAGAGACGCATCCACGCTATCAGGTCTCTCCAGCATTGTGCTGTCATGCAGGAAATCGGTTACTGACATGAAGATTTCCAGAGGTTCTGCAGTCAAAACTGATACGGCTTACTTCGGACTTAGGCTCAAGGTGCTGGTCTCTGTTTCAACTGTTTTGGTGAATCATGCGAATTCAATCGATGTGGTCTCCAGAGCGAGGATGGCTTTGGTGGTCACGCAATAAAAATGATTACACGATCCCACACCTAAAGGATGGCAAGGTTTGGAATCACAATCAGAAAAGGTACGAAATGTTAGATTTGATCACAATGGGCCGCATTGACCAGGCATGGAAGGTCCTGATTCATGGACCGCCTGGAGTCGGCAAGACTTGGCTTGCCAACACCTTCCCGAAGGTGGTTGCTGCAGACTTGGAGGGCAGTACAGAACGTTATGACATGGCGAGACTCGATCTGAGGAATGCACCACTAGAAGTCTACGATGATCGCAACCAAGTGGATAAGGCCGCAACCAGTGTGATGAATTTCCTGCGGACTCTTGGACGAGAAGAGCACGATTACCAGACCCTCTGTGTCGATACACTAGACTGGTTGGAGCCCAAAATCTGGGAAGCCACCTGCAAACGATTGGGGATCTTGAGCATGGAGTCTCTGGGGTATGGCAAGGCATACCTGGAAGCTGATGAAGAATGGGAGAAGTTCCTCAATGCGCTGAACTTCCTGCATCGGAAGAAGGATATGAATATTGTGCTGCTGGCACATACAACGACCAAGATTGTCAATGACAAGGACTTCAATGAATTCCATCGACATGACATCAAACTGCAGAAACGTGCTGCTGCAAAGTTTGTCGAATGGGCGGAACTGATCGGGTTTTTGACCTATGACACCTATGTCAGCAAAAAGAACGGCAAAGAGACCAGCAAGCATGATGGGGATCGGGTGCTGATTGTTCAGGAAGATGGGCAGTATGTTGCCAAGAACCGGTTTGGGTATCAGGGGGAAGGCATTCAACCAGTAAACTACGACACACTACGAGAGAGACTGTATGGCTGAACTATTATTTGATGCAGGGTCGCACCAGATCCAAGAGTCTGGAGGTCCAGTCCTGCCGATTGGCAATCATCATGTGCAGATCATGGACATTGAGCTGAATGCTGTGGGAGGAGGAGAACAATTTCATTTTCTGCTGTCTGCAGATGGTGGAGTCTTCACGGACAGGGTTTGGGTCAAGCACAGCAATGATGATGCGGAACGTATTGGACACAACGCTCTCAAGCGCATCTGTGACTACACCGACAATCCATCAATTAAACTGACGAGAGATATCAAGTCCTGGGACCCTCTGAAGGGGAGGAGTTTTTATGTCGCCATTCGGCAGGAATTGAAGAAGGGGGTTCCTCAGACCTACCCTGACAAGACCACGGGAGAACAACGTCCCTCCTTGCAGATCACCCAGTATGCGAAGGAAAAGGACAAACTGGCTCCAGTGCCTGATGCTGTGGACAATGCAATGAAGGTGGAAGGGATCGGGCACTTTTCTGTAGATTCTCCTGCATCTCCCAAGGTCAATCTTCCCAGCACGGATGACATCCTGAATCGTGTCGGAGGTCAGAGCAAAAGAATTGACGATGACGTTCCCTATTAAGGTTTCCTACTTTAATAATGCCTATCACGACATCAGTGATCTGGTAGTGGACATGCCTCAATTTATTGAGTATGTCCGCTCAGAATCTTTGAAATCTGCCATCACGGTTCTGCATCAGATTATTGCCGAGCATGGGCTGAAGTCGAAAATTTATGGGGACAAGAAAAAAAACCTACCTGCCATCTGCATTCATGGGCAGTTCAAGAAAAAGGTAGCGACCCAGGACAAGAAGACAGGGCAGGTCTTGATGCTGGGAGGACGAACCAACCAGCATCTGTCTGAGTATTCCAACCAGGTTCATCTGGACATGGATAAATTGGATCTGGAGAGAGTGCTGGCCTATCAGAAGAAACTGTCTGCAGATCCCTATGTCCATGTGCATTTCAAGTCTCCGTCCTGGCGAGGGGTCAAGCTGTCCTGCCATCACCAGTATGGTCCTGAACGACACAACGAAGTCTACTTTGCCTTCAAGGACTATATCCAGAAACTGCTCGGATGTGATCCTTCCGAATTTGATGATGTTGTTCGCAGCATCTCCCGCCTCTGTTTTGCTTCCTATGACCCTGATGCCTACTACAATCCTGATTCCTTGCCGTTCCTGTTACCAGAGGATCGAGTTGAGAACCTGAAAGAGGAGGACACCCTCTTCAATGCAGGGACCTACAAGATTCAGGAGGAGCACGACCTGCTGCCAGACCTGCATCGTACTGAGGAACAACTGCAGCACATTGGGGGTTTTGATGACTACGATACCTGGATACGGGTCGGGTTGGCGCTGAAGGCCGAGCATGGAATGGATGGTTACCGACTCTGGGCCATCTGGTCTTCACAGTCTGCAAAGTATCCTGGGGATGCTGAATTGCTGCGTCGATGGGAGGGGTTGGACCCTCGACAGATTTCTGGAGCCACGATCACTCATCTGGCAAAGGAATCTGGATGGGAATTCAAACGCCCAGCATCGACCTCTGTGCCCCGTGTTGAGCTGCACTCGAGGTCTGAGCAATCGACACAGGATACTGGTTCACCGGAACCGGAAACAAAACCCAATCCCCTGCTTTCCTTTGATGACTTTGTCGCAGAGATGAAAGCACCGGAGTTTTTAGTAAAGGACATGATGGAAACCGATAGTTTTGTGACTCTGATCGGGGACCCTGGGGTTGGGAAGTCCTTCTTTGCTCTCAGTTGGGGTCTCTCGGTTGCGTCTGGAGTGAATTGGCAGGACCGACCTGTTAAGCAGGGACCTGTCTATTACTTTGCGGGTGAAGGCAAGGACGGAATGAGACGCAGGATGATGGCCTGGAAGGAACGTTACGGCAAGAATCCTGGCAATGCCTTCCGTGTGCTCTCCGGTGGATGGGATCTGACCAACCTTGATTCCGTCAATAAACTCTACACATTGATGTGTGAGGTCGTAGAGAAGGACGGAGTTCCCTCGATGATCGTGGTGGATACACTGGCGAGACACTTTGGTGCAAATAACGAAAATGACACCCAGTCGATGAATACCTTTGTTTCGTATATGGATCTGATCCGTAAGAAGTTCCAGTGTACGATCCTGGTGATTCATCATACGGGCAAAGACAAGGACAAGGGAGGTCGAGGTTCGACTGTCCTGCATGGTGCCGTGGATTGCTCCTATTTGATCGAGAAGTCTGAAAGCGGACAGATGACCTTGAAATGCCTGAAAATGAAGGACGCAGAGATGCCAGCACATCAGTTCTATGAGCTGATGTCTGTGCAGATTCGTCGTCCCGATGGGCATCTGCTGGTGCAGGATGATGGGGTCACTCCGGTCACCTCTGCTGTCATTATTCCTGCCGATGGCCCAGCGGAAGAGGAGGTTACGATCAAGCCGAAGAAGACGAAGGATGTGGAAAAGAAAGCACATCAAGCGTTTTTAGAACTCTGGGAACAGCAGGCAAAAAATCTATTAGATTCGGGTTATTCGCCTGATGATGTAAAGGTTAGTTTGGGGAATTGGAGCCAGTTATGTCAGGACAAGAAATATGGCCTGACTAAAAACATGACGTATGAAATTCAAACCAATAGATCAGGGTCCTATGAATACTTTCATTCTGTTGTGATGGTTGAGAAAAAATATCTGTTCAAGGTCAAATGATGAGGCAGAGCGGTCGGTCGTATAGAGTCGTAAAAAGTCGTAAATTACGACAAATTACGACCGGTCAGTCGGTCGTAAAAACGAGTCGTACAAGTACGAGGGTATTACCCTCGTACAGTACGTCTCTTTACGACCATGACCCAGGGACGATTGCCGAGGGGTTGAATCGGAAAACATTTTTACGACCAGGAAGGACGTATGGCTAAGTCACTCTTCAATCTTTCAGAACATGAGTTGTCCAGTCCCAAGAGCACGATTACTCAACATGATTTGATCGTTGAGAATGTGGTAAAACAATTTGGAAAATACTTTGAATGTTTTACGGAAGTGAATGGAAAGTGTGATTATCGTGGAAGTTATAAGGATGTTCGATGTGATGTGTTGTTGTATCACGAAATGAATGGTTATCTTTTCGGAATTGAGGTTAAACCGTTTAATAAACTAAACATCGAATGGCTGAAGGAATCCTTTGACCAGATGTGCAGCTACAACAACACCGCATTCCCATTGCCAGGACTGTTGAGCAAGCCCAGACATCCGAATGCCTTCTTCCACTTCTCACCACTGCTTGACTGGAACAATGCACTGCAGGAGAAGAAACTGCAGGACATGATGTCCCTGCTGCCGGAAGGGTTGGGGTTGGTCAAGATGAACATGGACTACCTGGAACTGCGGTTAACCAGTGGGCAGAGGATCTGGAGCAATCACACAGGTTTCAGTCCACAGGTGGATCAACTGCTGGCTCCACAGGTCGGGTCGCAGAAGGTGCAGCATGAAGTGGTTGGGTATAAGGGGGGTTCTGGGAAGTATAGACTTGCCTCTCAGAGTGCTCAGAATCGTTGTCATGGCGATTAACAGGTGATGATGCTGGTCTAGTATGGGTGAGTTTAAAAAATGCCGGTAATTTGGATTATATTGATTTGGTGAATTATGAATTCAAACATCATGATTGTGGGTAAGAGGGAAGATGGCACCTTGATCCTTGGAGTCGGGGATCTGGATCATCATGAACACTTTGATCATTACGAAGATCTGGAGAAGTGTGACCGATGTGGAGAGACGGATTTGATGTTCGACCCGAAGCTAGGCAACGAGTGTAATACATGTGGATACAAAGAGTGGGAGAAGTGAAAACTACAAAACTGACGATTGGAAAACAACAGGGGAAGAAGTTTACCTCTGAGCAGGTGGATCAGTTCTGTGATGATATTGCCGAAGGGAAGTCACTGCAGGTGACTGCAGAACAGTATGGTCTGGATCGGAGTAATCTTTATCGGGTACTGAACCGACAGGAGAACCGTGAACGGTATCTGGCGGCCCTGAACCAACGTGCCATGAAACATGCCGAGCATATTGAGTTTCTGGCTATGGAATGTGAACAAGGTCGGATTGATCCGAGAGCTGCCGATGTCTCGATACGAGCAAGGATGTGGATCTGTGCGAAGTACCATCCAGAACTGCTGGCTGAACGAACCAACAAAACGGTGAACGTTGAGCATTCAATGAGGCAGGAACATCTCGACACCATGAAGAAGATTGCGAAACGCAAGGCGGAGATAGAGAAAAGGGAGGATTGACAACATTACGCACTCGCGATCCTGATACAACTTTTATCTGCTCTATGCCGCATAAATACTGGGGTATGAGTTTGATATCCGACATTATCGAACATATAGATTTTATCAGTTGGTGGCGAGGGTGGGAACCGATATGCCGCAGAAACACTGGGATCGGGCAGGATATGACCGCAAAGGGCAACAAAAAGGGCAACATCTGGGGCCAGATCGCAGATTTTCGCAGACCCCCCCAGGGGCGGTCGAACCGAGGGGGTGGTGCGTGGGCGCACCCCTCCACCTCTCCAACCTGCTGCTGAGATTTTGTGAATCTAACGCAACGTGAGCTGATCCGACTCAAAGGCCAGGGTTTCAAACAGAGGGAGATGGCCCAGGTGCTGGGGATCTCAGAATCAGCAGTGTCCCAGCAACTCAAACGCATAGAAAAACTCAAGGTAACCACCCCTCGTGCTACAGCAGAGAAGCGGATTCAGGACAAACTCAGTCGGGAGTTGCAGGCAGCAGTAGAGGTCCAATGTCCTGCTGGGTTCATTGATGTTTTATCGGCAACGGAGATTATCGAGGTGAAACGAGCAGACCGTTGGAAATCTGCAGTCGGGCAGGTGCTGGCGTATCAGATTTACTTTCCCAACCATCGTCCGAGGATTCATTTATTCTGGAGGGGATCAGAGCGATACCCGAACACCAATGCAGTGCTGGAGTGTTGTTCCAGACTAAAGGTGCTGGTCTCTTGGGAACCCCCCCCGTACCCCGTGGATTTGGGAGAAGATTCCTGATGCTAAAAATTTTCAGAATTTCCCCAGTTGCCAAACCGAGGATGACGAGGGCAGACAAGTGGAAACGCAGACCTTCTGTTCTGTCCTACCGAGCATTTGCAGACGAGATGAGACAGCAGTGCGGAGGTTGGGAACTACCGGATGCCTTCCATGTCCGGTTCATCGTGCCGATGCCGAGGTCCTGGTCCAAACGCAAACGCCTGCAGATGGTTTCAACCCCCCACCGTCAGAGACCGGACCTCGACAACTTCATCAAGAGTTTCGACTGCCTGCGCGAAGAAGACTCCTCGATCTGGAAGATCAATGCAGAAAAGGTCTGGGGAGAGGAAGGTGCCATCATCATTGACGATCTGCGAGACGAATAATGCAACTTTCTGAACTCATCCTGACCTACGAGAAGCATCCAGACCTCTTTGTTGAGGACCTGCTGGGAGTCACCCCCCAGGACTGGCAACGGGAGGTGATGTCTGCAGTGGCAAAGGGGCAACGGAGGTGCAGCATCCGCTCAGGGCACGGTGTCGGAAAATCATCCTGTGCATCCTGGTTGATGATCTGGTTCCTCCTGACGAGGTATCCGGTCAAGGTGGTGGTCACAGCACCAACAGCATCCCAATTGTTCGATGCTCTCTTTGCAGAGTGCAAGAGATGGATCAAGGAACTCCCCACTCCGATCAAATCGTTGCTGGAGATGAAGTCCGACCGGATTGAGCTGGGTTCTTCTCCGACCGAGGCATTCATCAGTGCAAGAACCTCCAGATCCGAATCCCCAGAATCCCTGGCAGGAGTCCATGCAGACCATGTGTTGCTAGTGGTCGATGAGGCATCAGGGGTACCGGAGTCGGTATTTGAGGCAGCATATGGATCGATGTCTGGCAAGGATGCCACAACCATTCTGCTCGGCAACCCCACCCGATCATCAGGATATTTCTTTGAGACGCACACCCGATTGCGGGACAGTTGGTGGACGAAACAGGTGAGTTGCCTTGATTCCCCTCTGGTCTCTCCAGATTTCATCAAGGAAATGGAGGTCAAGTACGGGATCGGTAGCAACGCGATGAAAGTGCGGGTATATGGTGAGTTTCCAACTGCCGAAGACGACACCCTGATCAGTCTCCATGCCGTGGAGCAGGCCAGCAAACGCAAAGTCGAGCAACCGGAGGGAACCCCTGTCGTCTGGGGATTAGATGTCGCACGATATGGAGATGATGCGAGTGTGCTCTGTATCCGTCAGGGCAGACACCTGATCGAACTGCACAGTTGGAAGAAACTCTCCTTGATGGAACTTGCAGGACGTGTGCTGGATCTCCTGCACAGCAGTGACGAACCTCCAGAAGAAATCTTGGTGGACAGTATCGGATTGGGTGCAGGGGTCTTGGATCGACTGCGGGAACTCGACATCAGTGCCCGTGGGGTGAATGTGAGTGAATCCCCTGCAATGGCAGACAGATACGCAAACCTGAGAGCAGAACTCTGGGACCTTACCAAATCCTGGTTCAATGAAGAGGTGCAGATCCCAAATGATGATTCTCTGATCGCAGACCTGACTGCGCCAAGATACTCGTTCAACTCATCTGGCAAGATGATCGTCGAGAGTAAGGCCGAGACCAAGAAGAGGTTGGGCAGATCAACAGACTTTGCAGACTCGTTGGTGCTCACATTCGCAAGCACAGCAGCAGGAGCATCAGGGCAGTACAGACGGAAGAAACGAGGCCGCAGGAGGAACGTAGGAGGAGTGGTTTGAGGTTCCAACTTTTTCCAACCAAATCCCCCATAAATCCCCCCATAATTCATACCATATATATATAGGAGCAATTGGAATGGTCCTCTCTGACGAAAAACTGATGGAATTGATTCACTCTGGCTACATCCCCTCAGATGTGCATCTCGGACCCTGTTCTGTGGATCTGACCTTGGCAGAAGACTACCTGGTCCCGCACTTGCCGGAGGATCGTCCGTACCTCACAGTCACAGAAGACTACCCCCACAAGTTGGCCCCAGTGGAGAGTTTTGTTCTTTACCCAGGTAAATTTGTGCTGGCCTCAACGAATGAGATCATCAAAGTGCCAGACCATATGTGTGCCGTGGTGCATGGCAGATCCAGTGTCGGAAGGTTGGGGATCCAGGTGCAGAATGCAGGATTCATCGATGCAGGATTTATGGGACAGATCACCCTGGAACTGGTGAACCAATCGAATGCTCCAGTCTTGCTGAAACCAATGATGCGGATCTGCCAACTGGTGATGCACAATTTACATGGACAGTCGAAGCGCCCGTACAGAGGAAAGTACCAGGGACAGGTGGGACCGACTCCATCGAGGATCAAGGAGGACGAGGACTAACCCACATTTAACTTGCATCTCCTGCAAAACCTTGCTGCAGTTTCCGGTAATCTGAGTAATCCGAATTATCTGGAGACAGATGGCAATCACCTACCGTGGGAAGACCTTCTCTGGTTACAACAAACCTCGACGTGCCACAGACGGAAAGAAGAAGTTTGAGGTGCTGGCAAAGAAAGAGGACACCGTGCGTCTTGTACGTTTCGGTGATGTCAAAGGGGGTCTGACGATCAAGAAGGACCAGCCTTCCCGCAAAAAATCCTACTGTGCCCGTTCCGGTGGCATCAAGTCCACATCCAAGCTCAAAGCAAATTACTGGTCACGCAAGCAATGGGACTGTTGAGATGAAACCAGGACTCTACGCAAACATCCACAAGAAGAAAAAGAGAATCGCAGCACAGAAAGCTGCAAAGAAGGCAGGCAAGAATGTGAAGGTGGAGCGAATGCGAAAACCTGGATCTGCAGGCGCACCGACTGCGAAGGCATTCAAACAATCCGCAAAAACGGCAAAGAAGAAATAATGGCTGAATCCCCCCAAGCAATGACTGCAGAAGACCTCAAGGCCTGGATTGCTGGCACGATCCAAGACAGTGTCGATCACATCGATGACGAGGTTAGTCCTGTCCGTGCCTCTGCATTTAGATATTACCTTGGTGCTCCCTTCTCAGACAGTGGAGACTCCCCTGCCGAGGAGGATGGCAGATCGCAGGTCGTCAGTCGGGAAGTCCATGATGCCGTACACTCGATGCTCCCCTCTTTGATGCGGGTTTTCTTCAGCCATGACAAATCCTGTGAGTTTATCCCACGAGGACCTGAAGATGTCGCAGGTGCCGCACAAGCCACGGAACTGGTCAGTTGGTATCTGGAACAGAGCAATGCGTACAGTGTGTTTGCCGATGCCATCAAAGATTGCTTGATCAAAGGCGAAGGCATCATCAAGGTTTGGCATGAGACGCAGTACGACATTCAAACGCGAGAATTGCAGGGCCTGGATGAGCTGCAGATCGGTCTGTTTGTGCAAGAGGGGTATGAGGTCACGCAATCAGAAGAGTTGGAAGATGCTCTTGGTTTGTATTCGGTCGTGCTGACGAAGCGAACTCCACGGGGCAAGATCCGGCTGGAGTGTCTTCCACCAGAAGAATTTTTGATCAACCGCACGGCAACCTCCTTGGATGATGCCAAGATCGTGGCACACCGACAACTGCTGCGGGTCGGAGATCTGGTTGAACTCGGCTACCCCTACGAAACCATCATCCAGTACAAAGGATACGAGGATGACTTCCGCAGTAACGAGGAATGGAATCTCAGGCACCCGAACTGGAGGGAAGAGGACGACACCGACAGTGACCCTAGCAATCGATTAGTCCAATACGTTGAATCTTTTGTGCGTGTTGATGCAGACGGAGATGGAGTGCCGGAACTGCGGAGAATCTGCACGATTGGCAACGCTCATGAAATCATCATGAATGAACCTGTCGATAGTCACCCCTTCTTGCTCATCCGCAAAGATCCCTTACAGCACACCTGGAGAGGGATGAGTCTGTACGATGAGTTGGCAGACATCCAACGGATCAAGTCGGCAGTCATGAGAAACATGCTGGACTCGTTGTCTCTCAGCACCAGACCCCGCATTTCGTACCTCGAGTCTGCTGTGGACTGGGAGGACCTCGCCAATGATGAGGTCGGAGCACTGATTCCAATGCGACAGGCTGGAGCAATCCAAATGCTGGAAATGCCTTTCGTGGGTGCTGCTGCATTCCCTTTGTTGCAGTATTTGGATCAAGTCAAGGAAACCCGCACAGGAATTAGTAAAGCCTCCCAAGGTCTCGATGCCGAGCACCTCCAGTCCACCACGGCAATTGCTGTGTCTGCCAGTCAGAAGGCAGCACAGGCCAGACTGGAGTTGATCGCACGGAACATTGCCGAATCCGGCTTCAAACCGTTGTACAAGAGACTGCTGCAGCTCACCTTGTTGCACATGGACCAACCAACCGTGATGAGACTGCGAGGCGAATTCGTCCAGGTCGATCCACAGAGTTTTGCAGACTACGATGTGCTGATCACCCTCCCTCTGGGACGAGGATCGGAAGAGGAACGCAGACAGGCACTGCTGGGATTACTTGCCAAGCAAGAGATGTTGATCCAGACCTACGGACCCATGAATCCGATTGTTGGACCAGAGCAATATTACCAGACATTGCAACGTCTCTTTGCAGATCAAGGACTAGGTGCCGAGGCAGGTTCATACCTCCGTCCTCCACAGCAGATGCAAGCTCTCTTGCAGCAGCAAATGCAGCAAGTGATGGCACAGCAGAACGAAGAACCGAAACCCTCACCAGAGGAGATGCTGGCGCAGGCAGAGATCCAGAGGAAACAGATCGAGGTTGCCCAACGTGCCGAGGAGATGAAACGAGAGGACGACAGGAAACGGGACGAGATGGAAGCAGAGTTGTTCCTGAAATTGAAGGAACTTTCCTTCAAGTACCAGCAACCGATTGATGCCTCCCCACTGCTGGATGCCCTGACGAGAAACCGAGAACTGGAGAGAGTGGACCAGGTGAGACAACAGCAACTGTACGAACAGCAACCTCCCCAGGGACAGATGCCGATATGAGACGCCAGAAACTGGAAGCATCACAGTCTGGGTTGCTGGATGATGAATCCATCGACATCCGAGACATCCTGACCTCTGCAGTCAGTCGTGTGCCAATGGTTGGAGGGTTACTGGCAGAGATCGTTGACCCTCCAGAGGCAAA